CAGCTCACTTGGAAGATTTAATCCAAGCATTGACCACTGCTGGAGCTAGAACCGCTGCGACTATCGCAGTATCTGGTGAAAGCTCTAACACAGCTGGAGTAGATTTATCATCTGCTACAGTTACCGCAATGACTGGTTTCCCATTAATCGCTGCATAATCTAGCTGATTAATAGAAACACAATCAAGGGCGTTCAGGAAACTGGGCGCCCTTTTTTATTGACTGTTAAATACCCACAACATGTACCAAGTTTATTCACTCATAGACATCACCAAAACTGATCAGCATCGCCACAAGAGTGATGATCGCTGTGCTGTGGATCAGCAAAGCAACTACAATGTGTTTGAACAGTGCCTCATGCTGAGAAGCAATGTGAACATACACAGTCGTCCAGTGACTCTGCACAAGGATGTGAAAGAGTTTGCTTTTGGCAGCAAGTATCAAGGGCAGCATCAGATTTGGTTCATGGAGTTTGACACAGAGCAACCAGACTACCTGACCTTACAACAACTGCAGGAAGATTTCCACATGGTGCCCATGATATCCAATCTCAAAGAAAGCATCAACATCAACAACAATGTGTACATCACCCAAGATCCCATCAACACAAACATAGTATTTTATAAAAACAGCTCAGTTTAAAAATTATAGACACTGACATAAATAATGATATGAGCGAATTAGAAAAAGAAAATTTAGAAGCACACGTGGATCTCTGCGCTGAACGATACAAGGCGTTGGAAGCACGTCTTTCAGCCATAGAAGAAAAAGTGGCCAGTCTGCATGCAGAAATGCTCAAAGGCAATTCAGGCATGACCAAAACCATCATAGTGGCCACAGGAGCCATTGTCACTGGCCTGCTCAGCACCATAGTCACACTGCTGATGAAATTCCCCGGCTAATCACAAAATACCGCTAAATACACACAACAACATAGAGCATCATGAAGATAGCAGAAATTATCACTGAAGCAGTCACGCCCATATGGGGACGCAAAGGTGGCCGTGTGGCCAGACGCTATCGTTGCACAGCAGGCATTCGCAAAGGCAGAATAGTGGGCAATCCAGCCACCTGCACCAAGCCCAAGAACATGGCCAAGTCTCTCAGCTTTAGAAGAACTCTTGCTAAAAAAGGCAAAGCCATAGCAATCAAATCAGGCAGAACCAAAAGAAGCACACAGAGTGCCAAGATCAAAAGACTCAATGTTAAAAGTAAAAAGTCGCAATTCAAAAGTAGAACCACCAAAAGAAAGCCCATAAGAAAATGAAAATTCGAGAAATAGCACCTGACAATTACCTAGATCAGATCAGTAAGAAATTAGGCACCACCATGAAGACAGGTGCGCCTCTGCCACAGAATGTGTTGCCCAAAGGACCTATCAAGACTAATGCCATGGTCAAAACCACAGTGGGCAAAGCCAACACCACAGTGAATAAAAATTTACTAAAGCCTGGAGCCAGTCTGCCCATACCCACCAAGCCTGGCAAAGAGCAGGACATGGAGATTGTGTCAGTGGGACCTAAAGATGTTAAGATGAAAAGTCTAGATCCCAAAGCGCCTGGTGAGTTCACTGTGACCAAGAAAGAATTGGATCCTGTGATCAGCAATGTGCTGCAAAGATCCAGAGGACAGGCGTCAAGATGAAAATAAATGAATTGATATCAGATTTTGAAATATACGTCAGCAACGAAGAGTCTGCACTACTTACCCGCATGCAGCACACTCAACCCATGGCCAGTTTCACAGAACGAGAACAGTTTATCATAGAGAACATGATACGCAAAAGTATCGTGACTAAGATAATTAGAAACAATCAAATCATGGTGGTGAGCAATGAAAGATCGCAAGACGGTAGCTAAAGAAATACTGCAACTGATAGACCAAGAAACCAACAAACTGTGTGTGCCCATACAGCAGGGCAACAGTGTCACCATCAAACACATGGTGGTGCGTGAAAGTGCCCAGGGATTTTTAGTGATCAATGTATTAACAGATCAGCAGGTGGCCTGCACATTCAGCAAAACTGCCGCAGTGGCCATTGCCAAAAGTCATGCCAATGGTTCAGCAACACACACTCCCATGATACTCAAAATTGACGATAAAATACAGCAAAAATACAATGATTGTGTGCATTTTAAACACACCATATATTTGAGTGAGGATGAAGATCGCAAATCCGCAGCAGAAATACGCTATGATGTGGCTTGGGATGATGTGATCACGCTGAGAAGTGAACTGGATCCTTATATCTTTGGCTAAATAAATTCATATAGGAAATAATAGATGAAATTCACACAGTTAAAAAGCACTCCCACAGCAGAAAACCTTAATAACAGGGTGGCTCAGATGTTTGGATCCAAAATTAAATTGGAATCATTCACAACAGAACAATTGACTGCGGCCCGTGACAAACTGGCCAATCAATTGCAGGTGATTGAAAATCAAGCCAACTTTGATGCCATACACACCAGTGAAGCCTATCAAAAAAATAGATTGTTTTTAAAAGTGATTGAACAAAAAATTGCAGAATTACAAATCACACCATCAGATAATGCAGCAGTGCAGGAACAAGATGACGAGTCCGCTGCCTATGAAATCGAGTATGAATATACAGGTGATGATGGCTATGAAGCCCCAGGTCAACTCCATTACAAAGTGGTTAATGGTAAAGTAGATCCAAAATCATTGCGAGCTGTCTTAAACAGAGAATATGATGGCAATCACAGATTAAGCAACGATGATGCCTCTGAACAAGTACAGCCAGGAGGTGACGAACATGAAAATGCATTGACGGCCGCACAGGAAGATTACAATGAAGAACATAATAGATTAAGATTGAAAGCGATGGCTGGACAGGAGTCAGCAGCGGCAGAAGACGCAGTAGACGTTGCTATGAAAGGCATGAAACCAATCAAATTTATCCAGATAGAATATGAAATAATTGGCACTATACAAGACATGATGCATCAAGGTGGATCATATGAAAAAGTCATGGATAAGATTGAAGATTTTATCACAAACGAAATTGGTCAACAATACGTTGACAAAGGCATAGACATTGTCAAACAAGCAATTCAAAACAAAGACGAAGAGATGACATTTGACGACATGATCAACCAAATAAAATCAACAGGAGAATCAACTGACACTGTGGATGAAACCATGACCCGTCAACATTTTCAATATGTGGCAGACATGTTAAAAAATATTGAAGACGTAACCAAAAGAGGTGAGTATGCTCAACATCATTCAGCCATATTCCAACATTTCAATCCTAATTTTGATCATGAAAAATTCATGCAGGCAGCAGGAGTGTACACAGTAACCAAAGGAAAAGAAGATAATAAATCAGCTGAATCTGTTGCAGAAGCCAAACCAGATTTTTTAGACATGGACAAAGATGGCGACAAAAAAGAACCCATGAAAAAAGCCATCAAAGACAAAGAAAAGAAAAAAGATATTAAAGAAGCAGCAGAAGACACTGCCAAGATAGTGATGGCCGCCAACAGCATGGTGGACAAAATCACTGGTTGGTTGGAAGACACAGCCAAAATGCAGACTGAAGTCAATCTTGACCTAGGCGATGAGATTAGAAATGAGATGGGTTCTGAAAAAGCAGAAGAATTCATTGCAGCCATGAAACCAGCAATAGAACAATTATACACTCAATTAGAAACTGTAAGAAAATCATTCACAGGCGGCGTAGCTGTCCTGACAGGCGAAGAAGCGCCGGCAACCTTGGGCGCGGAAGATCCCAAAGATGACATAGAAGACCTTGAAACAGAAGTAGAACCCGAAGTTACACCAGACACAGCAGATGACTTCACTGCCAGCGAACCAGCCACAGGTGGTGAAGAACCTGCAGACAGAAAGAAAAGAGAATCCATCATCAGAAGAAGTCCCAAATTAGCAGAAATGCTGTCCAGACCTTTCATCGGAAAAAAAAAGGTTTAGTCATCGAGGCTGAACACAGCCGCATCACCCAAGTATTAAGAAATTTAATTGGCACTGCCAACAGTCAGCAGCAACCTGCCTACATCAACTATGTGGCATTGAATCGCATCATGCAGAATGTGCAAGGACCCCAATACAACTTTGATGCTGTCAAACAGGCCTATGACACAGATTTAGAATTCAAAAGCATAATCAAAAATTTTGACAAAGACGGCATCACCATGAAAACTGATGTGGCCAAACCAGGTGCCACTCCCACAGCACCAAAAAAGAATTCAGTGGATCGCATGGCACAGAAGGCTCTCAAAAAACGATCCAAATAACAGATTGACAAATCCAACAACTCCACATATAATTGCACAATGACCGAGCGAACCAAACAGGACATCATGTCTGATATTCAGACCGTAATCGAAAAATATGTGTTGCCTGGAGTGGGCAGTCACGGAGGTGCTGTGCAATTGATAGATTTCGAACCAGAGACAGGCACACTAAAATTACAAATGGGTGGTGCATGTTCAGGTTGTGCTGGCAGCAAAATGACATTGAAACATGGAGTAGAAAACATTGTGTTTCATTATGTGCCTGAAGTTAAAAAAATTGAAGCAGAAGATGATGAACACAGCACAGTGGATCCTTACTTTGCTCATCCCATAGATTATCCCAGTGCCAATGACATGCTGGATGAACTCAATCATCTCAGCAAGTTCACAGGTCCAGATACAGACAAGAAAGAATAAAAATTTAAATGACACTACTTAAACCACGATATCAGTATGAGCGCTTGAAGAGAGTGTTGGTTGATGGCCGTAGATTGTACAGCGCACCCAATGGTACAGCATTGCCTTCAGTCACTACCATATTGGACAATACCAAAGACAAAACACATCTGATGGAATGGCGTAGAAAAGTGGGTGAAGAACAAGCCAACATTATCACCAAAGAAGCCAGTGGCATTGGCACTCGCATGCACAAATATTTGGAAGAATACATTGAACGAGGCAGCTGGGGCACACCAGGTTCCAATCCATTTGCCAAACAGGCACATGACATGGCGCAGACAGTGGGCAAAAATGCTCTGGTGCATGTGGAAGAAGTTTGGGGTTCGGAAGTCAGTCTGTATTATCCCGAGATATATGCAGGCACCACTGACTGTGTGGGCACCTACAAAGGAGCACCCTGCATCATAGATTTTAAACAAACCAACAAACCCAAAAAGAAAGAATGGGTCACAGATTATTTCCTGCAATTAACTGCCTATGCAGAAGCACACAACAAAGTGTATGGCACTGAGATCAAACAAGCTCATGTGTTCATGTGCAGTAGAGACATGACCTACCAGCAATTTGACATCACACCCTTGGATTATTCCAAATACGCAGATCAGTGGTGGAGCAGGGTAGAGCAATATTTTAAGAAACAAGCAGAGCACACCTCATAATACACATCACAGTCGATAAATACACTTGTGATAATCAGCAAGTTATAGGAGATAACAGTGGCAATTGTATCAATCAGCAGGATTCAAGTACGCAGAGGACAAGCGGGCGCAGGCTCTGGCATACCTCAATTGGCGGGCGGTGAGTTTGGTTGGGCAGTGGATACCCAAGCATTGTACATAGGCAATGGGTCAGTGTCTGAAGGCGCACCCACAGTGGGCAACACAAAAATTCTTACAGAGCACGACAACTTGTTTGAACTCAGCAGCACCTACATATATGGCATTGAAAGCACTGTGCAAACAGGAGCCACAGTAGGAGCCCCAGTACAGAGAACATTAAAAAATAGATTGGATGATTCAGTGAGTGTGAGAGCATTTGGAGTCACAGGTGATGGACTCACCAATGAAACAGTGAAACTACAAAGGGCCATTGATCAGTTGTTTGTGAATGCAGCAACAGTGGGCAATGCCAGCAGCCGTAGACAATTATTGGTGCCAGCAGGCACATACATCATCAGTGCCAGTTTAAAATTACCACCATTCACCACACTGATTGGAGATGGCAGCGATAAAACCATTATCAATCAAACAGGCAACTTTCCTGTGTTTGAAACTGTGAACGGATTAAGAACTCCAGGAGTGGCCGGCAACAGAGCCAGCACTACCACATTAAACCAAGCTCGTCACATCAGAGTACAAGGCATGAGTCTCAATATCACAGGCAACAATGTGGCGCTGTATGTGGACAACTGTGTCAACAGTGATTTCGAAGATATTAAAATGGATGGCAATTGGAGCAACAGTGCCAACTACACCAACAACTATGCAATCAGATTGGATGCACTCAGCACCACAGTAACTTCAGCCAACAACAATTTTAAAAGTATCAAACTTAAACAATTTCAACAAGCTGTGCATTCCGACTTTGATGTTATGGATAATCATTTTGAAAACTGTGTGTTTGAACAATGTCAATATGGAGTGGTGTTTGGAGAATTGACCACTATAGGATCTCCAGGACAACTCACAGGACCCATCAACAACACAGTGAGCAAAACACAATTAAAAGACATTAATCGACAAGGAGTGTGGGTTCGCAAAGGCAAAGGCAACAGAAGCTCCACAAATTCTTTTGAGAGTGTGGGCAATGATGGAGGCACTGAACTCAATGCCCTATACAGCGTGATTAAATTTGAAACAATGGAAAACGCATCACACAACGATTTTTTTGACAGAACTAAAAAGTTAGCCACTGAATCTGCTTTTCTTTTGACAGCAGCCTATGTGCCTGAAGTGGAAGGATTCGTAGAACACACCAACAATTATTCTTTACAAGTGAATGTGGGTTACACAGTGGCATTTACCAATTCATTTAGATTGCCAGCAAATGTAACTAAAAATTATATTGTTAATTATATTTTTAAAAGTTCTTATGTGAATGCAGTGCGTCGTGGTACTTTAGAAATTATTGTGAACAGAAACAATAACACCACTAGCCTCACAGACACATATGATTACGTGGGTGATAACACTTACAATACTAATTTAGATTTCAATGTAATATTGTCTGATATCAATGCTGATGGTCAAATAGATACTCTATTAGTTCAAACTAAAAACAGTACATTAAATGATACAGCCACCATACTATACCAAGTCAAGACACAATCATAAACTGATCTTCCATGGGGATTACGCAGAGCGTTTGACTGCTTGGCGTGAATTTAGAATCATGCTAGAGTCTGATCATCATGCTCTAGAACAAATCCTTACACTGTACAAAGATTGCCCACTCACTCACACCAAAACAAATTTTTTTGATAAAGGCACTTGGCCACAGGCTTGGAATCTCATCGAAAAAAATGATTACAACACTGTGGATAGACTTTTGGGCATGTGGTACACGTTGCGATTGACCGATAAGTATGTGCAAACCAAGATTGACCTGCTACAGTGTGTGGATAAAAATAAAATCAGCATGGATAACACTGTAAGTTATCACACATTGGCAGTGGACAACCAATACATAGTGCTGGAAAATTCTGCCGTTTTGTCGCAGAAAGAGTTTGACAAACAATTCTTTTCGCAATATACTTACTTTAACTTATAAAATAGATAAATATATTTTTATTGCACAAATACAAACACGAATTAAATCAATGAATTCTTCTAATATTAAAGTACGCAAAAGATCCGGCGGTATAGAATCTCTCGACATTAACAAAATGCACTTTGTGGTGGAAGAAGCCTGTGAAGGATTATCAGGAGTTTCTGCATCACAAATAGAAATGAATGCCAACATACAATTTTATGATGGCATCAGTACCAGAGACATTCAGAATGTGCTGATTAAATCAGCCAACGATCTGATCACATTAGAAAGTCCCAACTATCAATTTGCTGCGGCTAGATTGTTGCTGTATGATCTACGCAAACAGGCTCATGGTGATTATGAATATCTGCATCTGTTAAAACTCATGCTTAGAAATGTTAGACTGGGAGTGTATGACAAAAATATCTTGGACAAATACAACAAAACAGAAATTAAAAAACTTAACACGTGGATACGCCGAGACAGAGATTTGGATTTTACCTACGCAGGACTGAGACAGATTGTGGACAAATATCTAGTGCAGGATAGATCCTCAGGTGCGTTGTATGAAACTCCACAGGACATGTACATGATGATTGCTGCCACATTGTTTATGAACTATCCTGAAAAGAAAAGAATGACTTATGTGAAAAGATACTATGACGCTATTTCCACTCACAAGATTAATATTCCCACTCCAGTGATGGCAGGTGTAAGAACTCCCATACGTCAATTTGCCAGCTGTGTGTTGGTGGACTCAGATGACACACTTACTTCCATATTCAGCAGTGACATGGCCATTGGACTGTATGTGGCAAGAAGAGCAGGCATCGGCATCAATGCTGGCCGTATCAGAGGCATCAACAGCAAAATCAGAGGCGGTGAAGTACAGCACACAGGAGTGATTCCGTTCCTTAAGAAATTTGAAAGCACAGTGAGATGTTGCACACAGAATGGCGTGAGAGGTGGCAATGCCACTGTACACTTCCCCATCTGGCACTCAGAGATAGAAGACATCCTGGTATTAAAAAACAACAAAGGCACAGAAGACAATCGTGTGCGTAGAATGGACTACAGCATACAGTTATCCAAATTGTTCTATGAAAGATTCATCAACAATGAAGAGATCACTTTGTTCTCACCACATGAAGTGCCAGGATTGTATGATGCATTTGGCACAGACGCATTTGACAACATGTATATAAAGTACGAAACTGATAAAAAAATTCCCAAAAAAACTGTTGGAGCACAAGAACTATTCTTTGATCTGTTGAAAGAACGTGCAGAAACAGGCAGACTGTACATAATGAACATGGATCATGTCAACAGTCATTCATCGTTCAAAGACAAAGTCAGCATGAGCAATTTGTGCCAAGAAATCACACTGCCTACCACGCCAATCAATCACATTGACGATGAAAAAGGCGAAATAGCACTGTGCATATTGAGTGCTATCAATGTGGGCGTGCTGAATGAATTGAGCGAACTTGAACCTTTGTGTGATTTGGCAGTGAGAGCATTGGAAGAAATTATAGATTATCAACAATATCCCGTGAAAGCAGCAGAAGTCAGCACCAAAGCCAGACGCAGTCTAGGCATAGGCTACATAGGACTGGCACATTATCTAGCACGCATGGAAGTAAAATATCATCATAAGGCCGCATGGGAGGCAGTGGACAAGCTCACAGAAGCATTTCAATTCTATCTGCTCAAAGCCAGCAATCAATTGGCCAAAGAAAGAGGCCCATGTACAAAATTTGACAGAACCAAATATGCAGATGGACTGTTGCCCATAGATACCTACAAAAAAGAAGTGGATGAAATAGTATTACCCAAATTAAGAATGTCGTGGGAGTCATTGAGAAAAGACATCAAACAGTTTGGATTGAGACACAGCACATTGAGTGCCCAGATGCCCAGTGAGAGTTCATCGGTGGTTTCTAATGCAACCAATGGCATAGAACCTCCCCGAGCACTACTCAGCATTAAGAAAAGTAAAAAAGGTCCACTCAAACAAGTTATTCCAGGTTTTCCCAAATTAAAAAATTCATACACACTGCTGTGGGACATGCCCAGCAATGATGGCTACATTAAAATAGTGGCTGTGATGCAAAAATATTTTGATCAAGCTATATCTGGCAACTGGAGTTATAACCCATTGAACTATGACAACAATGAAGTGCCACTGAGTGTGATGGCCACAGACATGTTGAATGCATACAAATACGGATGGAAAACTAGCTACTATCAAAATACCTATGATTTCAAAGGTGAAGAAGACAGCATTCAACCAGCAGGCATAGATCCCATAGATGTCAAAGACGGATCAGAAGACTTGACATTGCCTGAACCAGATGTTAATGTAAAGCAAGGTGCTACAGAAGATACTGAGTGTGATGCCTGTGCCATATAAACAATAAATACGACCTATGAGTAAAGTGATATTCAACAGAAATGAAGTGGATTGGAGCAAAGAGCCCATGTTCTTTGGTGAGGATCTTTCCATACAAAGATACGATGTGTTCAAGTATCCACAATTTGACAAACTGAATCAGACCATGTTGGGTTATTTTTGGAGACCTGAAGAAGTCAGTTTACAAAAAGATCGTTCCGACTTTATGAATTTTCGTCCAGAACAAAAACACATATTCACATCCAATCTAAAATATCAAACACTGTTAGATTCTGTGCAAGGCAGAGGACCCAGTTTAAACTTTTTACCCTATTGCAGCAATCCTGAATTGGAAGGCTGTATTGTGAGTTGGGATTTCTTCGAAACCATACACAGCAGAGCCTACACACACATCATGAAGAATGTTTATTCAGATCCATCCGAAGTGTTTGACACCATATTGAACGACAAAGAGATCACCAAAAGAGCAGTGTCAGTCACTGAAAACTATGACAAGTTTGGTGAACTGGCATTGCAATACACAGTGAACCGTAAAGGCTCAGTGGAAGAATTAAAAAGGCAATTGTATTTGGCCATGGTGAATGTGAATCTATTGGAAGGTTTAAGATTCTATGTGTCATTTGCTTGTACCTTTGCGTTTGGAGAATTAAAACTGATGGAAGGATCTGCCAAGATACTTTCATTGATAGCACGTGATGAAGCCACACATTTAAACCTAACCACTCATGTGATCAAAGCATGGCAAAAGGGTGACGACAAAGACATTCTAAAAATAATCAAACAAGAAGACAAGACTGTGATTGAGATGTTCAAAAAATGCGTGGAAGAAGAGAAGGCCTGGGCAAGACATTTGTTTAAAGATGGCAGCATTATAGGATTGAATGAAAGATTGTTGGGTCAATATGTGGAACACATTGCCAACAAAAGATTAAAAGCATTGGGCTATGACGCAGAATTTGACACACCAGCCACACAAAATCCTCTGCCGTGGACCAGTCATTGGTTAAGCAGTCATGGCGTACAAGTGGCTCCACAAGAGACAGAAGTGGAGAGCTACATAGTGGGTGGCATCAAACAAGACATCAAAAAAGATTCATTCTCCAAATTCAAATTATAAAATTCTGATTCAAAGACCCCATTGACAACACTGTATTAAATAGTGTATAATACATTGATGCCAGAATCAAACCAAACCATTGTGTGGAGCAAACTGCAATGTCCTTTTTGTGACATGGCCAAATCTTTGTTGAAATCCAAAGAGATAGTATTTGAAGAAAGAATGATAGGCATGGGTTGGAGTAGAGAACAACTGCTGGAATCAATACCCAATGCTAGAACAGTGCCACAGATCATACTTAAAGGAGAATTGATAGGTGGATATCAACAACTTAAGGCTCATTTCAACAAAGGAAAAAATGAATAGTTTTATGAAAGAAGTGAACAACACAGATGTGTTCACAGTGAAATTGATCAGCAAAGAAGAACTGGTTACTAGGATCACCGAATTCAACGACACAGAAATTTGTGTGCGTAAACCCATGTGTATGATACAAACTCAATCAGGAGTGGGCATGTTGCCTTGGGCACTCACAGCAGGTGCACATGAACATTGGATCAATACACAACACATTTTGACCATATCACCCAGCAACAAAGAAGTGGGCAGCAGTTATATGCAGAGCACCACAGGACTTACTATATGAGCAAACGATTGATACTGTGTGATGTGGACGGAGTATTGTTGCATTGGGAACAGGGTTTTGACAATTGGATGAAACGTCAAGGCTATCAAAAAATAAAAGAAAACAGTTACAAGGTAGAAGAACACTACGGCATAAACAAAGAAGCATGTTCATTGTTGATACAAATATTCAACGAAAGTGCCAATATGAGATATTTAGATCCCATTGACGGAGCCAGTCATTATACAAAGTTGTTGTATGATGCAGGCTACACTATGAAACTAATTACCAGTCAAACTTTGGATCCAATGGCTCAAAAAGCACGCAACGACAATCTAGAAGAAAGATTTGGAAAAATATTTGACACCGTGATATTTTTAGACACTGGCAGTGACAAAGATGCTGCATTGGCAGAACAACCTAAAGGTAGTTTTTGGATAGAAGATAAACCAGTGAATGCATTGGCAGGATTGAATGCAGGTATGATACCTATACTTTTTACCCAGCCACACAACAAGGATTTCAAACACAAGGATGTGACCAGATGTGACACGTGGAAAGATGTGTATCAATTTATCTCCACATACCAAAATTAGCATTTGGCAAACTATCTGATTGATTTGAATCAAAACAACCGATATACTAATATGGAGTTTAACAAACTCATTATGATATCATAACCAAAAAGGAGAAAAAACAATGGCTACACACGATGAAATAGTTCAAGCATTTGAATCGTACAAAATAGAGTCTGAGTCTTTTGAAACAAAAGGCGTTAAGGCTGCAGCAGCCAGAGCTAGAAAAGCTCTAGGAATTCTTTCTAAATCTTCTAAGACAAGAAGAAAAGAAATCCAAGAAAAAAAGAACGCGATGTAATTTTCGCTGGTATGGGGCTCCAAAAGAGCCCTGTACCACAGTTTAAGGCCCATTATATTCAAAATCACATAAATAAAACACGTAAAAACTAAAAACAAAGAAACAAAGAAAAGAATAATGAATCAAGGTAAAGTAAAGTGGTACAATGCCGCTAAAGGTTACGGTTTTATCACTCCAGACGATGGCAGCAAAGATGTGTTCGTGCATGCATCAGCATTAAGAAGTGCCCAGTTGGAGACAGTCACAGAAGGTCAAGCCATCAGTTATGAATTGATTGAATCTCGTGGAAGAACCGCTGCCGGCAATCTTAGACTGATATAATCCACACAGATATCAAAAATACATCAGTGGCCCAGCACAATCATCTATTGACAATCATCACATAATATGTTTAAATACTGCTGTAGGCGATGATACGTTTGTAATAAACAATGCGGACCAGGGGGCAGTACCCTGCACCTCCACCAAATTCACTCGCATAAAACACAATTTTTTGATTGTGTTTTGCGGGGGTGAAATAGAATCGACGATTGTGTAAAAAAACGAGGAGTCTTCCAGTGAGGCACCCTGTCAAGGTCCAAACTTACAAATGCTAACAAGCGTTTCGTATCAGAAGTAAAAATTCCTTCTAACTTTGTTGTTGGAAGAGAATTATTGGCAGCCTAATAATCTGCTACTTCGGAGCGTGATCACACTTGGCAACAGAACGTGATCAGTGGTGGGAGGCAACTCCCACCATTAAAAACACCGCACAAACATTGAATTATATGGCGTTGACAACCAAAGTAAATTACACTATAATATAGAGTATGACTTTACAGATACGTGCCAAAATTTGGGCACTGAAAACGTGGCGATTTTGCAAAGTGTACAAAAAACAATTGAGCATTGCAGGTTTGATGCTGGCAAGTTTTTACGTGGGCACTTACTATCCCAATAACACTGTGCAGAAACAAATCACCACAGGTCCTGTGGAGCAGTTGAGAAAAACTGCCAAGAGTTTGGGATTGGCCGAACCCATCATGAGTTATCACAATCAAACTACTTTTATTAATGCAGTGAGCAAATGCATAGACTATGTGGAATTCGGTTTGCCCCGAGATCAGCACATACCCAAATCCATCATAATTGCCATGGCCATGATGGAATCAGACAATGGCAGCAGTAGGTTTGCATTGGAAGGCAACAATCTATTTGGAATAAGAACTTGGAATCCAGCAGAACCACAAATGAAAGCATACTATCAATTGAATGCCAAGTGGGGATTAAAAAAATACAGAACCAAATGTGCGTCGGTGCAGGACATGGTAAACATCTTGAACACCAAAGATGTACACCGAGAATTTAGATATGAAAGAAATCGTCAGATGAGTAAAAAAAATCCTAACATCAACAAAATAGTGGATAGTTTGGACAAGTGGGCCACTAACCCCAACTATCGCGAAGGCATCAAACAGATCATTGAAGATAATTTAAAAGAATTTAAAGATTAGAGTGTGCCAGTGATATCTGGCACACCATTTTGCTCTCGTTGCCTTAAACCAAATGTAATTATTATTTTTTAAATTTGGCTATGATAGAATTGATTTGATCTTTGCCAAAGTAGCCCAGAGCAATACCAACTGCTAATGTGATAATTATTGTGATCATAATTGTCTCCATTGTTTTGTATAAGTATTTAGCCACTTATCTGCACTTGACTGTGTGATTAACATGTACTATAATACTAGTATGGGATTTATTATGACCAGAGTGAACAAAACTATCAAACATAGATTAGCACAAACAAAAAGATTGGCTCGTGCAAAAGCAGAACATCATGCTTGGTTGAAGTCACAGAACCTCACTCCCGCAGAGCTAAAGAAGAGAAGCAAGGGTTCTCCTGTGCCTTTTCCAGAATACAAGACCAAGGGTGATATGCCCAAGACATCGGACAAAATGGTCAAGTTCAGCGGCCGTGCTGAACCACAGCACTATTCAGGTGAGCGTAAACTATTGGGTATTGGCATGCTACACAAGAGCAACCTCGTGCCGGTGTTTGATCAGCAGGATGCCATAGACATCTCCAAAATGAGAAGAAATTAAATTTAGATACTTGGATTGAGCTGTTCTAAGAATTCTTGTTCTTGTTTCAATAGATCTTTGTTTATGTCTATTATTTCTTTTTCATCAAAACAATAGGTGCTGCCAGAACTGTCAGGAAAATTTTCTCTTATTTTTTCTACCAATGTTTCAGAATATTTACGGCACTCTTCTCTGGATGTGAATTCAGGTTCTGTGG